TGATCTAAAGCATAAAACTTATCCAATTTTTGAAAGATATTTTGCTGGATTCAGTTCTTCTGTAATTAATGTTGATGAAAATACTATTGAACTTCCAAGTCATTTCTTTGTGACTGGAGAAAAAGTAACATATAATTACGCAGGTGCAGGAACAACGCAAGCTATTGGAATTGCAACTACAACTATAACTGGATTGGGATCTACAGATAAACTTCCAACTGAACTTTATATTGTAAAAATAACTGAAAATAAGGTAAAAGTTGCTGCATCAGCAACTGATGCACTAAAATCAATTCCAAATATTTTAGATTTATCTTCTGTTGGGATTGGAACTTCACATAGATTTACTGCACACAATCAGAATGCTAAAGTAATAGTTGCTTTAGATAATATCATACAATCACCAGTTGTTGCAACATCTCAAACAACTACTTTGTCTAAAAATGTATTTACTACAGATGATATACTATTCTTCAGTGGAATAACATCATTCTTTGGTGGAGATTTAATACGTCTCGGCAATGAGATCATGAAAATTGATTCTGTTGGTGTTGGTAGCACAAATGCAATACGGGTAAGAAGACCATGGCTTGGTACAGTTGTTGCCGGATATGCAACTGGAGATCTTGTAACAAAAGTTACTGGAACTTATAATATTATTGGAAGTAATATTAACTTTGTAGAGGCTCCATATGGAAATGTACCTTTATCATCAACAACAAACAGACCAGATGAAAGAGATTGGACCGGCATAGCAACAGGATCTCACTTCCAAGGAAGATCTTTCATGAGATCTGGAATAACTAATAGCTCAAACGAATCTTATTACAAAAATTATATTTTTGATAATGTATCAAATTCATTTAATGGGTTAAATAGAACATTTACACTTAAAAATTCTGGTTCAAATGTTTCAGGAATTTCAAACGAACATGCAGTCATTTTAATAAATGACGTATTCCAAGGACCAGGAATAAGTGCAGATTATACACTGATCGAATCTTCCGGAATAACATCTGTTAGATTTGCAGGGACTGCATCATCAGTTTCGTATGACGTGAATAGTTCCAATCTTCCAATAGGGGGAATAATACTCTCGGTTGGTTCTACAGAGGGATTTGGATATCAACCACTTGTTGCGGCTGGAGGAACTGCTATAGTTTCTGGACTAGGAACTATTTCATCAGTAAGCATTGCAAATAGTGGATCTGGATATAGAGTTGGAGTACAGACGGTAAGGGTTGGTGTACAAACTTCAGATAATAATGGATTCTACCTCAAGTTCATTGGAACTGCAGTTGTAAGTAATGGAAATATTGTGAGCATTGGTATTACTAATCCTGGCGTTGGATATACTTCATCAAATCCACCAAAAGTCGTTATTGATACTCCACTATCATACTCGGATATACCTTTAGTTTATAGTTCTTCATCATCTGGGTTTGGAACTGCAGCAACTGTGGATATTGTTGTTGGTCAAGGATCTAGTGTTATTAGTTTTGAAATTAAAAATACTGGTTATGGATATAAAGAAGGTGAAGTTCTAACAGTTCCAATTGGTGGAAGAACTGGAATTCCAACTGAATCATCATTTAAAGAGTTTCAACTGACAATACAAAACATTTTTGCAGATAAATTTACTGGATGGTCAATTGGAGAACTTCAATTGATGGATGATATATCAGACTTGTTTGATGGGGAAACTAGAGCGTTCCCACTAAAAGTTTCTGGAAATCTAGTATCAATTAAGGCATCTAAAGGATCAAACATTAATGTTCAAGATTTATTACTAGTGTTCGTTAATGATGTACTACAAGTTCCAGGAGAAGGGTATATTTTTAATGGTGGTAGTATAATTACATTTACTGAGGCACCAAAAGGAAATAGTTTAGGAATTCCTGGAACAAATGATAAATGTAAGATTATCTTCTACAAAGGAAGTGGATCTGTCGATGTTGTTGAAAAAGATGTTCTTGAAACTGTCAAAGTTGGTGATAAATTAACTTTTGGGTATGATTCTTCAACTGGACAACCATCTTCTTTACAGGAAGAGGAAAGAACGGTTACATCAATAGTAGCAACTGATTTGGTTAATACCAATCCATACTTTGGACCAGGAAACACTGAAGATGAATCTATTGCTAGAACCATAACTTGGTGTCGTCAAACTGAAGACAAAATAATTGATGAAAAAGAGATATCTAAAGATAGAATGCTATACGAACCTGCTATAAATCCTGTCGCATATTTGACAAAAACTGTTGGTATCGGATCTACTATTGTTTATGTCGATAATCTCAGACCATTCTTCAACCAAATCAATGAAAGCAGCACTAGTTTAACCTTCCAAAAAGAGATCACATTTATCTCCCAAGATACTAAGACATCAGCAGCAGCAACTGCAATAGTTTCTACCGCAGGAACAATAACCTCAGTGGTTGTTAGTGATGGTGGTTTTGGATATTCTGTTGCCCCAACAGTAATATTTGAAAATCCAGTTGGTTTGGGAACAACTTACAGAGCTTCTGGTATTGCTACTATTTCTTCGGCAGGAATAGTAACATCAATCTCCATTGTTGGAATGGGAACTGGATATTCTCAAGAAAATCCTCCAATAGTCTTTATTGAACCACCAAAATCTGTGTCAGAAACAAATACTGTTTCTCAATATAAAGGAGACTTTGGTTTTATAGTTGGAATTTCGACAACTTCTGTTGGAGTTGCAGTAACAGGTATTGTTTTTAACCTTGCTATTGAAAAAAATTCTTTCCTAAGAAATGCCTCAATAACTGGAGTAACAACCATCAGTGGAATAACAACCGGAGATTATTTTGCAGTGTTTAACACAAATGTTGGGCATGGTGTTACTTCATTAAATGAAAGCGGTCAAATCATAGGTATTGGATCAACTTGTTTGGATAACATCTACAGAGTTGCTGCAGTTTCCATAGCACAAACAGGTGCTCCTGGACTTGGTATCACCTATGTTGCTAGAGTTACTGTTAGTGTTTCTGGTTACAATAGTTTAACTGGACTCGGATATAGTTCATTCTTCGGTAACTATAGTTGGGGAAGAATTGATCTCGATTCAAGATCTGCTGAAAATTCTTTCAATGCATACACCAGATCGGCATATATAGGAATATCAACAGGAACGCTGGTCAGAAGATCGAAGTCTCTGAAGTATTTTAATTATATTCCATAAATAGATAAAAAACTCAAAAATGTCCGCAATTATAACTGATCAGATTAGAATATTAAACGCAAAAAATTTTGTTGCTGGTGTAACCAATGCAGCAAATTCTTACTATTCTTTTATTGGCCTACCAAATCCCACAGATTATCAAACAAATTGGGATGAAAGTCCGCCACCACCAAAAGATAGTTTTGATGATGAAAATAATTATTGGGATACTATGATTGCTCTGAAGAAAATTAATTCTTCAGATGTTAGACAGGTTGTGCCAAAAAGAGTTTGGACATCTGGAACAACTTATGATATGTATCGCCATGATTATAGTAGATCAAATGTAGCCAAAGTTTCGGGATCAACTAATTTATATTCTTCGTTCTATTTTGTAATGAACAGTGAGTATAGAGTTTATATCTGTCTACAAAATGGAACAAATCCAGAAACTCCAAATGGAAAACCATCACTAGATGAACCTCTTTTCACTGATTTAGAACCAAGGGTAGCAGGATCAAGTGGAGATGGATATATTTGGAAATACTTATATACTATTAAACCGACAGATGTTGTAAAATTTGAATCTACAGAATTTATTCCAGTGCCTCAGGATTGGGAAACTTCGTCCGATAATTCTGCGGTAAGAAGCAATGCAGTAGATGGATCTATAAAAATAGTAACTATAAAAAATAGGGGAGTTGGTATAGGAACTGCAAATACTACATATACTCGCGTTCCAATCAGAGGAGATGGAACTGGAGCAGAATGTACAATTGTTGTTAACGGTGATCAAGAAGTAGAAACTGTGGTGGTTTCAAGTCAAGGTTCTGGATATACTTACGCAAATGTTGATTTGGTTGGTGGAAATGTGCCAACTGGAACAACAAGACCAACTTTTGATGTTATTATTCCACCAAAGGGTGGTCATGGTAGAGACATTTATAGAGAACTTGGTGCATATAATGTCTTATTATACTCTAGAATTGAAAACAATAACGAAAATCCAGATTTTATTACAGGAAATCAGGTAGCAAGAGTTGGAATTATAGAAAATCCAGAAGTTTCTTCAGGCACAGTATTAACTTCATCTCAAGCAAGTGCAGTTAACGCACTTCGCTTAACGGGAACTGGTTATAGTACGGCATCTTTTACTTCAGATGCATATATTACACAAACCGTGTCTACTGGGACAACTGCTGTTGGTAGAGTAATCAGCTATAATCAAATAACAGGGGTTCTAAAGTATTGGCAAGACAGATCTCTATCTGGATTTAGTACGGTTGGTATTGCACAATCTACACCAGCATATGGATTTGATTTGACCGAGTTTACTTCATCACCAGGAAGTGGTGGTAATTTAACAATATTGGGCGGAACAGTCAATCTTTCAATTGATACTGCATTTACTGGTATATCAACAGTAATAAATAATAGAACATACTACCTTGGACAGTCATTTACCAATGGTCTTTCTGTTCCAGAAGTAAAAAGACACTCGGGAAATATTATTTACGTTGACAATAGACCCGCAATTACAAGGTCATCAAACCAAAAAGAAGATATTAAAGTCATTTTGCAGTTCTAAAGAATTATGGCCCAACAAACAAATCTCAATGTAGCACCGTATTTTGATGACTTTAATCCAAACAATGATTATCACCGAGTTCTTTTTAAACCTGGATATCCAGTCCAAGCTAGAGAATTAACAACTTTACAGTCAATTTTACAGAATCAAATTGAAAGATTTGGGCAACATTTTTTTAAAGAAGGTGCAAAAGTAATACCAGGAAATACTGGATATAATGCACTTTATTATGCAATTCAAATTCAAAATAGTTATCTTGGAGTTCCTGTTGCAGCTTATGTTGATCAATTAGTAGGATCAAAAATAACAGGAAGAACTTCTGGAGTTACTGCAGTTGTAGACAAGGTTCTTTTACCTCAGGACTCCGAGAGAGGTAATTTAACTTTATATGTAAATTATTTAAGTTCAAACACCCAAAATAATTCAACCCAACAGTTTTCTGATG